CAACGTACGCGTAAGACTCGTAAGGGTAAATGATACCATCTATGTAGATGCAGAATGCCCTACAGATACTTTCATTGTAAATACAGTGACCATCAAGAATGTAAAGGAGGAGAATCCTAAACGGGGATGGGAGTTTTATATGGGTTGGGCGTTTGCCATACTGGCAATGCTAGTGATAATTAAGACTGTACTTAATAAAGTACTAGAATAAAAAAGGGGGCTTAGGCCCCCTTCTCTTTTATAAATGCATCCCATTTTTAGTTACGATGCTGATGCCCCACCACAGCCAACCGATGCTAATACATCTTTCGCATATTGCTGAGTCGTAGGTGAACGATATGTGCGGAAGTAAATGTACACTTCCCACAAACTTAAATGCTTCTATTTCCATTATGGTACGGGTTGAATGTTTACGTTTCTAACTGATACATTCCAGTTAATCTTTTCTACAAAGGACCTTGCCTCTTCTCTGGTGTCAAAGTCTTTCTCTCTTTGTTCCCATTTTGCCTTTCCATTTGGAGTCTGGTCAAAGTAGGTGTAGTGGACTCGGTATTTCATTTGATGTTAAATCCCATCATTGTGGGCTTATTTTACACTTTGTGGGTCATTTACTTTACACTTTGAGCCGTATTTGTTCTTTTTATGACTCATAATACTGAGTGGGGAGGAGTGGCTTCCATCATCCGTTATAATCCACCACCCCTCCAACTACCAACTCATAGCCAAGATATGTGTTTCCAGTATTGATTCACTGTACTCTTGCGAACCCCATCGCTAGACCCCAGGGCCTTACGCTTCTTGCGATAATCCACATAACAATCCTTACATCTCCCCTTGTAGTATGAGAAGACTCCGTTCTTCTTCTGAGGACTAAAGCACTCTATAGGTTTTGTTTGGTGGCAAGTGTTGCACACTTTTGATTCTACTGATTCCATACCATTAGTTTCTATCTAACCATCTGCGATACATATTCGCTGCAACAGCTAATCGCTGAGGATAGAATGGATAGTATCTTTTGAGACGTGCCATAGCGATACGCATAAACTGCTCACTCGATGTCTTGCTCTTCTTCGTCATCCCAAATTTGTGCTGAGTTTGGATTTTGGTTGAAATAGTCAAAGTAATGCTCACCCGAATTATCGTTGGGCATAGTAATGTCTATTCGTTTGAAGGCCCCTGTCTCTTGGTTATCAACGAATTCTTGGGAATCCCCTAGGTCATCCCAGTACAAAAACCGCATATCATCTCCAGCTCCCATAACCCTAAAGTTAAAAAATATATTGCAAAAAACAAGGGGCCTAAGCCCCTTGCTATTAACCTTTTAAACTTTCCTTCCACTTAGTTGAACACACAGCAAACCGCTGTCCAGTTTCGGGATACTCGGAATTCATCGTGTCATCCCCCATACATCTAGCAATATAGTCAACTCGTTTCTCTTTGTCGTTCGGTGTAGGTATCGGCATTGTTGTTTTGTTTATAAAGGTAAATAAAGCCACATAGGCATTCCTTCCCCTCGCAACTGCAAGAGGGATTAGAGTTGAAATAACCAGTGTCGCTATTCATAATTTACCAATTTCCGATATGTAAACTCAGCAATAATTGCAGAGTAAATGGAGTAAAAAGGATTCATTCCGACAAGGTAATATCCAATCAAGGAACACCAAAAGGTCATACAAAGTACGCAATTAAACGGCTTGTATGGCAATACCTTTTCGATAAAATATCCATAGGGTTCAAACGTAAATAAGAAGGCGAACATAAATGATACACCAATCACAGTCAACCAAATCTCGTAATAATTCATAATCTTTCGCTAATGTTATCGTCTTTAATATATTTTTCGTACCGCACTTTGCGTACGCCATCTTCAAAAATAGTCATAGGTCCCTTCATCTTATGCCCATACACATCGCTCCACTTCAACGAGGTCATCTTATTGTACATCGCTGAGTAAATCATAGATATGATTAGGTTGGCGGCACTTCTGCCTGGTGCATAGTAGTGTAAGAACTTCTCACATACGCGCATAACAGCTTCATCTACAAGGGATTGCAAAAGCTCCTCATCTCCCCTAGTATAGAAGGAGTGTTTGGCTATCTCTATAGACCTATCCATAGTAAACTTACCAAGGAACTCAGTCATATGCCCTTGCTCTGCTGACTTACTCGCTTCGTTTTCTACCTCCTCTTTGCAATACTTCCTCTTTTTCAATGTTCGTTAAGATTGCAAGTATGTCTGGCAAGTAGTCGGCAAGTTCCGTTGGTCTAACCCTAAGGTCTTTTCCGATGCCCACCAAGGTGATAGGTTGCTTATTGTCAAATCTATACTTAATTGATTCATATAATTCTATAATGAAATTAGCCTCATCAGAGGTCATAATTTCGTAATAATCTTCATCCATTATCATCGTTGTAGGGACGAATAATCTTGGCGAACTCGCTATCAATCTTAGCAATCTCGTCAATCAAATCGTTCTCTATTTTATATGCCCGCTTCATCTCCCCGAATGTTGAGTCCTTACCTGTATTGGCAAACTCAATTGCCATCATATGCATATGCTCATCTATCTGTTTCTTGACGGACGGATTTGTATAATATTGCAGTTCCTTTTTCATCGCAGTTTGTAGTTTTGACATTTGATAGTAGTAATGTAGTGATTCTTCTCTACTTCTTGGTCGAACCTAAGCCGTACTTCTTTAACGTACTTTGGGCCATCATCCTTAATACAACCCATTTCCACGAGAGTATCCGATAGAAACTTTGACACAAGAATACCATTGTCAATATCAAGGCGGCTATTGTAACGAATATCCAGAGAATAGGCCTCACAAGTAAAGTCATCAATGTGCGATAAGACTTCTTTGATAATTTTTTTGTAGTCATCCTTCATCTTTTTGCGAACTCCCCAATGCCTCTGCGTATACAACTTGTTCAGAGAGGGTGGTTTGGGTAGGTCTAAAATTATCTCTACAGTATCCATCAATCCAGTAACTTCAATCCTTTCTTAATGGACAAATATCCTACCACCTTCTCTACTTTCTCTCTATTAGAGAAGTGTGAGGTCTTAGGCATCAGCCTCAGTTCCCATTCGGGTTGAGTCATTGTGCTAAGGTTAAAAACAAAAACACCTTCTGGCGTAGAGTTCACATAGTAGGGCTTAGTGCCGAACTGCGATGCTCTTGCTAGAAGGCTATCGTATTTATCCTTTTCAATCAGCAAATCATCGTAATGCTTCTGCCGACATTTGAGTTCTAGGTCAATGTTCTTTTCCTTGCTGTAACAATCGTACTTTGAATATTGATGTTCTGATGGCTCAAGGTCTTTGATGAACCGAGCCTTTAGATAGTCAAATAATTCTTGCTCATTTTGTATCATTATTTTCTTTTAGGGCTATCTTCAATAAGATGAGATAACCAATTAGGTCGGATACAGTATCCTCAGTTTTGTCATTGATGCCCTTGTTCTTAATACGCATAATCTTATCATCTATACGCGCACAAAGGGAGTCTACAGCGTTGCCCTTAGAAAATATATTTACAGGTCGGACAGCAGAATCGCCATACGACTTGTTCTTTTCGGACAATAAATTGCCGACAGCATTAACCTCTTCCCAAATTTTCTGTTCAGTAGTAGCACTCATCCTTACAAATATTAGAAAATTATTCTAAAAAACCAACTTCAAACTTATATAATTTTTTATTGCCCGATGATTCTATCACCAAACGCCCATTTACGGGATTAAAAAATACATACTTCTCAGCGTGTCCAGTATAGTCTTGCACATCAAACTTATATTCGTTTCCGTTGATTATTAAGTTACCATTATCAGCGATATCGCAAGAAGAAATCTGGGGGACATTGAACTTAAAGTATCCTATAAGTACATTCCCCCAGGCTCTCTTGATATCCCTAGCCAAACTGAGGTCGGGCGTATTGCTTCTTTCCGTTTCCATCCATTTCGTAATATCGGTTCTTCATCTTATCGTAGTAAAGGTAAACGCTTCCTAGTTTGCCTACAATCTTAGGCTTGGCTTTGACTACCGATATCTTCACTTGGTTAGGTTCGTAGGGTATTCCCTCCTCATCTTCCATACCATAGGGACAACGCCATATGTTGATGACCATCATTCCTTTTCTGGACCACTGCATACCACCCGCGATATCATTCATAGTAGGCACATCCACATAGGGGATTCCGTTCTTGTACTTTGCTTGTTGGTGTTTGGTGTGTACAGTAACGATAGTATGGTAGTCATTCTCTGCGGAATGCTTACGGATACGAGTTAGCACTTGACCAATAGCAATGTCATCGCGGATACCTTGGGAGATATCTGTCTTGATTTCTGTAAATGGGTCAATGCAACAGCCGTCAATCTTGAGTTCGTATCGCTCCTCAATCTCTTCTACGGCAGAATAGAAACCTTCGATGCTCAAGTCCTTGAGACCGCTATCAATAATGTAGAAGTGGCTTGAGATAAACTTAATGGCTGCTTCTGCCTCTTCATCTGTAGCCATCATCTTGTCGTTGACAAGTAGTGGTTTACGGAGATAGACCCAACAGAGTTCTGCAAACACTTCTACGGGCGCACCCGTCTCGGGGGAATAGACTGCCCATTTCCATCCTTCATACTGAGCAAGGTTCATCATCAGTTCAAAGGTGAACTGCGACTTGCCTTGGTGCGCTCCAGCATAGATGTAGGTGGTGCTACCTTTCTTGATTGAATACTTATCGAACAGGGAATCGAACCCTGTCCAACAGCCTTTCTTTACTCCTTCATTTCGGAGGTTAATGATGCTGTCCCGAAGGGCCTCGGCATCGAAGATAAATTCTCTAAGTGTGGACATAGTTTGTGGTTATTTGAATTCTTTATCGTAGTCACTCTCGTTGTAATAGAAGGAGTCACCTAGCGGTTTGGACTCGTATATTTCTATGACGTGAAAGTCGTACACTTTTGTGTTTGCAATCCCCATATGATTCATCATCTGGAACATCAGCTCCGGGTTGGAGTTCATATCCTCTAGGGTCTTGGCTCTGCTGACAAACTCATAAGGTCTTGTCTTGTTGCCTCGGTAGTGGTTGGAGTATCCGTTACCGACTCTCTTCTTCCAATACACCGAAACTTTGTGATGGAATATCTGCTGTCTCTCTTCGCTCATCTCCTTCTAGAAGTTTGTTAATTTCATTTACTCTTTTATACATCTTTCCTAGTTCAGCCTCGTGGTAGTTGATGGCTTTCTGTAGGACTTTGCGTTCCTCTTGATAAAAGTGTATGGGTACTTTGTAACTATACATATGAGATTATATTAGATAAGAAAGGGGGCAAATGCCCCCTCTCTGTCCTTACCAATTGAAATAACCACAAACCACTTAGAAAGGAAAATCTTCTTGTGAGTTTACAGGCTGAGGAGCAGACTTCTGCTCGCCTTGAATCTGGAGATACTTACCTCCATCACGCTTGTCTTTCATCTCTAGATTGACCCATCCCTTTTCATTCTTTGAATTAGCAAGGAGTTCGAAGTCGTTAGGTCCGAATGCAATCTTTACGATGTTGCCGTATTTTGTTTCTACTACTTTGATTTTTCCGAGAAACTGACGTTGTTCTTGTGACATAATTAATTTAATAAGAGTTCCTTTAAATGTTCGTACTTGCGTTGTAATTCCATAACCATCTTCCGCAAGTCATTGATGGCGTGGTCATAGTCTGTTATATCCTTAGCATAAGTATCCAAAAACACAAGTGCTTTATCATACGCAGTCCTGTATCCATCCTCACTTATTCGCAACTTGTGCGACTCAATGTAATGGTATACAGTTCTGTTGTCAGCATTTAGATATCTAGCAACTTCACTCTTCGTATAACCTCGCTCTAGCATAATCGCACAATAGATGCTCTTAGCATTCGCGACATCTCTACGCTTGGAGTTAGAAGTTACATCAGACATATCTACATCTAGCGCAGAACACACACATACCAATGCTCTGTTCTGGAATGCATTATAATTCATACTCTGCTGTGTAGTAGCGATTGTATTCTCCATCTATAAATAGTCTTTTGTAAAGTTCTATGGATGTCTTGAGTTCATACAGCCCACTCTCTAAAAAGCGGTCTGAAGATTTAAAGATTCCAATTTCATACGGGAATTCCTTCTCGATTACTACGAAATAAAAGTCATCCACTTCAAAGAGGTACTTATACAATGCTGCTTGCTGATTGTATAGCATATATCTCGCTCCCTTCTGGAATTCAGATATGCTCTTTGCGGTGGTCTTTAGGTCGACAAGATAGGAACCATTCCAGTCTTGAATCAGAGCATCAGCCTTGCCCTTTAGAGGCACACCCATCAGTTCCCCTGTAGCGGGAACCTCGGGGCGGAAGTTAGACATCAGTTCCATTACCTTGGGGCTGTGCTTTAACTTGTCGTACATATCGTGTACGCAGTTCAGTTCTCTAGGGTTAAGGATATCTCTACCCTCATTCTCTTCGGAGAACTTCAGCCATTCCTTTCCTCTTCGTGTACCCTCGTATACCAAAGCCGTCTCCTTGCCCTCTAGGAAGAGAGCGTGGAGCGCGGAACCTACAGCGAAGAAGGATGCATTTGGATAGTTCCATTTGTTCTCCCGCCATAGGCTAAACTTTGTAGGTGATTCTCGTAGAAGTTTAAGAGAACTATTCGACATATAACTTCTGTCGGAATAATACTCTTTGTCATCTTTAAATTTTTCCTCAGTCATCTAGCATTGAAGTTAATTGATATATAAGTTCTACAAGCGCGGTGTTATCTAGAGTCATAAGGTAGACCTCTTGGTCTCCAAACTCTTGAAGGATATGCACACCTTCTTCGTCTGGGTCATTCTCTATTCTTATGGTGAAGAATGTCTCATTTGATAGATAGGTCTTTTGTATACGCCTCATCCGAGAATAGCCTTGATGGTCTTCTCATCGGCAACATACTTGTCCTTGAGGGCTTGGCGAACTTGGTCTCCCTTACCATCTTTAACAGCCTTCTTCATTGAAGCGATTAGAGCCTCTGTGAGGGGCTTTCTCTCATCGGGAATGCTCTGCTTCGCAATCGCCATTGAAACCTCGTTAGAAGACGCGATAGATGTCTCTATTCCAATCCCTAGGTTTCCTAGCGCACGACCCCAGGCTGAAGTCTCGCAGTTCTCTACGAAGGAGGTCTTGTTGATATAAGAGGAGGACTTGTCCTCTTGTGCAATGCCCGAGGCAATCTCTGCCCCTTCAGCGTTGCGGATGGTAGCCTTGATTACGCAAGACTCATCTGTCAAGTGGAGAATCTCGGAAGTCATAGACCATCCACTGTATTGTTCCTCGTTGCGGAAGAACAGCACTCGCTGATTGACCTCGACATACTCTTTCCCTTTGATGTTCGTGGTTTTGAATTTGAAATTACTCATAGGTTTGTGATTTGAATTAAAGGCATTGTCTCTCAATGCTTTCTTGTTCTATCCTTGACAAATTTCATTTAAATATCAAGGAGGTGGATATGTTTTTTAATGTCATCTTTTAGTCTTGACAACTGGAAACTTACGGCTTGTTGGGTAACGCCATATAGTTTTGCTATCTCTGTTGGATTGTATCCCTCGATGTACCTCTTATGAAAATAATCATACCTCAATGGTGTAGATATATTCTTAATGAATCCCAGGATATGTTCTATGGTATTGTCATAATGTGTCTCATCAATTATGTTCCCATCATAGAGCGTTGTGTCGTTCATCTCGTTGTCATCTGTGTAGTCGGAATAACTACGGATGGGGAGATTGTTCTTCAGTAGATTGGAATCTCGTAGAACCCCACAATACGCTCTGTCTATAGCCAACATAATATAGTTAGTGATATGCGCCTCGTCATCGAACTCCTTCTCTTTGTTGGCGGCTCGTATCACTTGGACTAGGGCTTTGTGCCTTACAGATAGGATGGTTTCATCGCTACGCACCACTCGCCCATTCTTACGGAGAACATAATGGATAAAGCGATTGTCGCTTGGGAAATGTTTTTTTAAAATCCCTTGTGAAATCTTCATACTTTGTCAAAATTACTATGGTTAATAATAGTATAGTAAAGATTACTATTATAATAATTAACTATTATAATAAGTAATACTATTATAATAATAGGGGACCACTAGGGTAATAGGGGTGTTTGGGTTGGAGTACCTCCGTTATCAAAGTACTCATCCATCAATTTAGAATTCAAGGTATTCAGTTCCTTTACCTCTTTGTCAAGGTCTTGGTTCCTATCCTTTAACTTCTTATATTCCATCCTAGCGGTTTCTATCTTTCCTGTTAGGGTTATAAGGTCATTGGTCCTTGTCCTATGTATAGCCACGAACTTGTCAAGTTCTAGAATAAGTCGTACATATTCCTTCTGCTTTTCCTCTGGAAGTTCCTTGCAGTATTGGGGGAACTCCTGTAACAAGTACAAGAGAACCCCAATATCTGCTCCAAACAACAACTCTAGTT